CGATCGTTTTGTCGCGCGTCTCGTTCTGCTTGAGGACGTGCGTCACCAGCTGGCGAAAGATCCCCACGACGAGCAGTAGCAGCCCGCAGGCGATGACGCCTACAGCGCCGTACTGCGCGAGGCGCCCGAAGTCGGCGGTGGTGCTGGCCGGATCCACGGAGTCAAGTATCGCACGTCTGGCTCAATCGCCCGAAGGTGGCGGCCGGTGGCGCTCGTAGACGTCGAGGGGGATCTGCCGGAAGAACTGCAGTCGGTACTCGTAGCCAGGCTCGGCGGTCTCACGAATGCGTGCGATGTAGTCGAGAGGGTGCTCAGCTGAGACTGTGTCGACAGGGTGCCAGAAATCAGTTCCAGCGCGTCGCCAGAGGAACGAGAGGAAGTAGGTCGGCGTAGGCATCAGGCGACCAATGGGGGCTGCACCATCGCGCGGTCGAGATAGATGAAGCCCAGCAGCGTCCCACCGTGCGATACCTCGGGGGGCCCACTGTGGCGCCAGACGCAGTTGCCTTCGCGTGATCCCGCCGCGTTCGTGTTGCCGCTGATTTCCGTGAGCACGCCGGTATCGTCAGACGTCTCGACGATTCCCACGTGTCCTATGCCCCCACCGTGATCGAGAACGTAGATCGCGCCCGGGGCCGGATTCGAGTCGCGCCAGGCCATGTCGGAGAGCTTCCACATCTTGATCGCTGACCCGGTTCGCGGGCATGGGTTCGGCAGTCCGAGCTGCTGCGCAGCCTGCCGAAACACGTAGTAGACCCACGCTGCGCACCAAGGAAAATCCGGATTCAATCCAACAGAGGCAAGATAGAGATCTACTTCAGGACCCTGATTGTTTCCGCCTTGTTCGTGGACGCCAATCGTAGACACTGCGACGGTCAGCGCCTGCTGAGACAGCAACATCGCCCCGTATCGTACCGCGGTCAGCGCCTCGACGGCAAACGCGGTAGGTACGGCGGTATAGACACGAAGCGCACACGTGTTCCTGAGAAGCGTTGGAACTGTAGCGGCTGTATCGATCGCACCAGAAGCTCGGTAGCTCGCTTCACGACGTTGTTCTCGTGCCGCTCGCGCTGCGCTTTCGTGATGGCGCGGGCGCGTCGCCTATGATCACGCGCCGTCATGTCTTGGCGCTTTGCTCTAGCTTGTAGGCTGCAAGCGCAGCGCGACACGTCTCGACTATCGATGCTTTCAGTCCTTCGGCGAGCGGCGCGAGTGCACTCTTGTGCTCGTACTTCGGCGCTCCGCCCGACTGCGCGCGTTCTAGATCGACATAGCACCCAGAGCAGATCCCGATTCGTACTACCCCGACATTGTGCGTATCAAACCTCTCCTGGCCGGGAGCGAATGGCGCTTGTCCAGGCTGCGGCGTTCCCATTCGCCGCACAGCCAGCTCTGCGTGCAGCTCGGGCTTGAAGTGTTCTGCGCAGAAGTCTTTCTCACACAGCGGGCAGACCCGATCGGCGAGCGAGCGGCAGCGGTCACTGTCGCAGACTGTCACTTCGCGCTTCACGCCTCGGGCTCCCGCTTCGTCGTGACCATCGTGAACTGCGTCTTGATGTCGAGCGTGCGCTGGATGCCGGTCTCGGCACGAGTGGCGAACCGGCGCGATCCGAACGGCCCGAGCTGCTTGAGCACATGGCGCGTTTCGAGGTCGAGGACGTTCACGTAGTGATCGAGCTTCGGTCGGCGTTTCATTGGTTTCCTTTGCAGTGACAGTACAGACGGCAGTGGTGCCTGCAGCGGCCATCGGAGCAGGCAGTAGATCTCAGCGCGTAGCAGGAACCGTTGAGACAGGCGCCGCTGTCTGCGCTTCGAGCGAGCAGCTCCGCAGCGCGTGCTGCCCGTCTGTCGCCGCGTCGAAGCAGTCGAAGACGAACGTCGTCAGCAAGCAGCGCGAGCGCAGGAAGCGCAGGCATCGCGTAGAAGAGCCAGTGGCTCATCAATCGCTTCCTGCCCACGGCAGCGGGTCTTTCTGTGCGAAATCGACGCGCTCCGAGTGCGTTTCCTGCGACAACGCCTTCCTCATGATGTCGACGTGGCGGCTCCAGCCGACGTGCCCGCACGTGAGACAGCGGTACTCGTGGAAGGTGTTGAGGCCCCGAACGCCACGGTTGCCACCCTTGTACGGTTTCGTCCGGCCGGTACGCACGAGGTCCGTGTCGTTCGTATCGGAGCGCCGCCAGTCGCGGCCGCGCTTGCACTTCGCGCAGCGGACGGTGAGTGGCCAGCCGGATCCGTTATTAGCGCCCATACCCACCAAACCCCTTCCACGCCTCTTCCGCCCGTGCCAGCCGTCCCGGATCGTCGGCCTCCTCGGCGCGCCGCGGGATCTGCCCCTGCACCGGCTTCGGCACGTTCTGTCCCGCCAGATACATGCAGAGGCGCAGACCCCATTCGTCGACGACGATTCGCTTCTCGCGGCACCGCATCCGCACGACGTCGAGCGGGAGCCCCTGCTCGTCGGCGAGCCGAAAGGCTTCCCAGCCGGGGAGCACCTTGAGCCCGAGCGCCTCTTGAAGCTGCACGTGCTTCTCTGCGGCGTCGTGCAGGATCGGGTCGGCGAGGAGGGGGTGGAGGCTCACAGCGCCGCCGTTCTCGCCTTCGCTGCGGCCCGCCGCGCGTCGATGAGATGGCGACACTCCACGCACGTGATCCACCGCGTGTTCGTCGTCATCCGGAGTTTCGGTCCCTTCTCGCCGCAGAGGGCTGCGAGCCCGAAACCGAACGAGCCGGTGTTGCGCCCATGGAGGACGGCGGGCTTCATCGCGTCCGCTCCTCTTCTTCACGCCGCTTCTTGTGGGCGATGGTCTGCCGCTCGGGCTTGGCTTGCCGTTCCATCCCCATCACTGGCTTCGTGCAGTAGCTCCCGGCTGGTGCGTAGCACACCGGGCAGGCGATGCGCAGCGCGGGGGAGCTGCCGGCGGGCTTGGCGCGCTTCGCGTTCGGGTCGGACGAGATGATACCAGCGCGTTCGAGAGCTGCGCGTGTGATCGGCTCGTCGTTCGACCGCTGCGATGATTGCGACGGGAAGTATTTGGATGACTTGGTCACGACGTTCTCCCGTACGGGTTTCGAAAGATGAGACACTCTGTCCTCCTGGGCGGGCTGCAGGCGGATGCACAGGCGTTCATCGTCTGGTTCGCGTCTCATCGTCTTCTCCCGAGCGCCTTCGCGGCGGCCTTGAGCGCCTTCCGCGCGGCAGTTTCAGCGGCGCCCACAGCGTCGTCGAAGACCTCGAATTCAGGTGTGCCCGAGATCGGAAACCAGTCGCCGAAGACTTCGCGCACAAACCAGAGGCCCGCGCCGTATATCGTTCTTGGACGGCGCTGGACGACCAGTGTGAGCCGGCCAGCGTACGCGATGTAGCTGCGCCCAGACTTTTCCCATCTCAGTTTTGGTTTTTTCATGCTGCCTCGAACAGTCCTCATCGTCGTCCCTTCCTGTACTCAGCCAGCGTCTTCTTCGTCGGTTCCTTCTTCCGCCGCACGTAGAACTCGACGATCTCGTCCTCCGCGAGCGCGCTCTCGTTCGGCCCCGCGCGGTTCGCTCCCACGACGTCGGCGAGCGAGTAGAAGCCCGTGCGGCTGCTGCTGCCGGTGATACGCGCCTGCTCGATCATCCGCTGCGCCTCTTCAGTCGCCCGCTCCTTCGCCTCTTCGACCCACAGCTCAACGATCTCATCCGCTGTGCAGGCGAACGTGACCGGCGCGTCGACCACGAAAGACCAGACGAGGAAGTGCTGCTGACCGTCGTCTGTGACCTTGAAGATTACTTTGCCCATCAGCGCCGCTCCTCGTCGATGTGGAACCAGTACATCCGTTCGAGCCACGCATGCTGGTCTTCGAGGTCACCCTTCACAGATGGTCGCACGATGCGCGGGCCGACGAGCCCCATTGGAGCGCCTGGCAGTCGATACTGCTCCTGCCGATCGTTGCCGACAGCGATGCGCGCCATCGCGAACGTGTACGCGCCGGGATGCAGCCGCATCAGCGCGTCGGCAGAGGCACAGTCGAAACAGCAGGGTCCTGAACGATCCTGCGCGAGCGGCGTCCATGGTGCAGCAGGGAGGCGCTGCACAGTCTCGACGCGGATCTCGTGATCCTGCGCGAGCCCGAGGCAGCGCGGGCAGGGCTCTTCGGTGAGCTTGAACGGGTGGGCCATCCGTTTCTTCACCGCGTGCGGCTTGGGAGTGAGGAATTCATCGACGGATTCGAGGAGAAAGAACGTGTTCCTCCCTCGCTTGAGCGCTTGGAGCTTGCCTGCTTTCAACCAGCGCCAGACGGTCGCAGCGGACACGTCCGCGCGCATGGCTACCTGCTCGACTGTCAGCTCGCCTTCTTTTTGCAGCATCAGATCGCCTCCCCTCGCGAATGAAGCCTGTACGCGAGCACGAGCGC